CATGCAATCCCCAATGAAGTTAAAACCCGTGCATTCGTTGTCAAAACAATGCTGGAGCGCTTGAAAGCCCGAATGGAGACCAGCACATGGCCAGAGGCTTAAAGCCCCGTGTAGAGCCTGCCATCGAGGCAGCGCTCCAAAAGAAAGGGAACCTCTCAGACCTTGACTTGGCCAAGATTTGCTTTTGTGCCAGACGCAGTGCTGCGAGGATTCTGTTTGATTTGCACCGCAATGAGCTGGTCTACATCAGTGGATACACCAGAGTGAGCGCCAATGGCCAGTGGAGGCCTCTGTGGTCATGGGGTGATGGGGATGATGCTGAAGCGCCTGGGCCAGTGCCAGGCTCAGAGCGCATCAAAAAATACAGAGAGAAAATGTCGGCTGATGACAAAGACTTTGGCTTGGCCAGACGCAGGCAGAAAAGACGGGTTGTGAAACGCGACCCGCTTGTGGCCGCGTTTTTTGGGTCTTAGTTATGGTGCTGGGTTATCACTCAGCATTCCACCAATCTGAGCGGAGCCACGGCCTGCAACTCCAGCAGCTCTTGCGCGAGATTCGTTCAGCTTTCTGACAATATCTGCCAGTTGGGTCAACTGCTGCGGATCACGCGAGAGCAAGATGCGGCCAATCTCATTTCGCACCGCCTCTGGGGTTTGAGTCTGACGGGCCAGATTAACAGCAGTTGTGACAATGGCTGATGGGCTTCCAGAAGCCGCTGCACCAGCAGTTTGGGCTAATGGTGCGATATCAAGATCAGCCTGTCCAGCCAATCGTGCAGCACTTGCCGAGCCACGGCCTGCCGATTCCATTTTCTTGAGTTGTTCTTCCTTTAATACAGCAGCAGAAAACGCTTTGTAATCATTGCCAAATGCAGCCTTCAGCCTGCTTTGCGTTGCTGGCTCTTTGTAAAATTTGAGCAATGATGTTTGGCCAGCCTCTGTGCCAGTTTGCTGACGCAAACCTTGAAGTACGCCAATTCTAAATGCATCAAGTTCGGATTGGGCCAAACCTTTAACAGCCTGCTGAATATCAAGAATGTCGCCCTTCATAACTGTTCGACCAAGATTGGCAGCCTCTTCCATTTGGGCTGGTCCAGCATAAGTCTTTAAGGCCAAACCATATGCAGACTGATTACCAATCTTGGGTGATTTTTCGGTGAGCAAATTAATTAAATCAACACGAATTTTGTCAGTTGCCAATGCGTCATTATTATTGCCCAATCGCCTTGCTGCCTGTGCTGAATCAAACAAATTTTGTTTTAAAGTATCCAACACGTTCATTGGCACTTGTTCGCCATACTTTAAGGCTGACAAATCAATATCTAAGCCCGTTTGCTTTCTGTAAAGGTCTTCAGCATCTCGCTGCATACTGCTTGATTTTTTAAGCAAGTTGATTAAATTGTTGTCTACAGATATATTTGATGCATCAACGACAGCGTAGTAAGGGCGCGACTCTGTGAATTTTTGTTGCTTAAATGCCTCAAGGCTTTGCGTAAATTGAGCGCCTTGAGTTCCAAGGGTTTCATCAGACGCTTCCATTAGTCGGCCAGCACGACCAACTTGGCGCTCACGAATGGCACGCTCTGTAGCAGCTGCCGTTGTGCCAGGCAATGTGGCCTGCACATCAAGCAAGTTACGCATTGACTTGTCACCCACATCGGCAATGCGAGCCTCTGGGCCTAATTTCAAAAGTCTGGCCTGCGCTCTGGTCAATGCGTTTGCCCCTGTTAATGGCTCCGGCACATCACGAATCAATGCCTCTGCCACTTTTTGCTGGGCGTATGTGCCAGCAGATGTGGGAGACATACGCGCCATGGCCTGACGACCACCAGCACCAAGAATGCCCATCACTGGCTGAGTGGTAACACCTAGTCCACCACTGATCAATGCGCTTTTGCCTGCTTCTTTCAACATCTCTATTGCGTCATCTTCATAAGAGCCACCAAGGCCGCTTACAAATCCATAGCCAGCGCCAGAGCCTCCGGCTTGTGCCATGCGCTGGCCCATGCCCATGACTTGGCCAGCACCAGGCGCAGCAGTCATGTATCTGCCTGCCGCTTGAATTGATGGCGCGACCCTTGGGGCGACAGCTTCAATTGCTGGCACTACAGCACCGCCAATATTTCTGACGACAGTGCTGGGCAAGCCGCCAAGGACCATTGGCAGACTGGCCGCCAACTGACCAGCAGCGGCCTTGTATGGGGCTTCTTGCTCATAAGACTCGGCAGCACCACGCATGATGTCACGGCCCTGCGCGTAGGCTTCAGACAGTGGAATGCCTTGTTCAATGGCGGCAAATGGAGCGCCAACTGCACCCACAATCTTGGGGAATGCGGTGAATGTTGGGGCCTGCATGGCGCTGACAAATCCGCGAAATGCCGTTGGCAGTTCTGTACCTTCTCGATAGGCCGGAGACTGCCCCAAGAATTTTAGGATTTCGGCTGGCCGGTATTGATTCTCAAGCGCAGCTGTAACTTGTGGTCCAACATCAGGCAATTGGGCCAAAAACTGAATGATCTGGTCATCTTTGTAACCAGCCTTTTGAGCTTCTTTGATTTTCTCTTTAATGCCATCCATGATCAGCCTCCTGGTACGCCAAAGATATTACCAAGAGATGGTCTTGTCGCACCTCCTCCACCGCCACCGCCACCACTGCGCATGACTGATGGGATAGTGGCTGGAGCGCCAAGGGCTGTATCAAGATTTTTGAAGTTATAAGCCTCACCAAATCCTCGATACTCATTGCGCTTCTTGTTGTACGCATCGCCAGCGGCTGCATACAGTTCGTTGGCCAAAGCCTTAAAGTCATCGCGCTGGGTCGGAGTGAGTTTCTGACCAGTCATCATGTTGTTGAAATAGTTCTGCAATCGGTCCATGCGGCCAGACGCGGCCATAGCAATTGCCAATTCAGACTCACGCACCACAGAGCCTGGATCGAGCAATTTCATAATTTTGGTAGCACCAGCCACATCACCAATTGGTGTGCCTGCGCTCAATGATGAAACCACTTGACCAAATGCAGACTGCATATCGCTGTAATCTTTGTAAATTGGCTCTTGCTTAAATGCTTTGCTAAGACTCATTTCATTCTCAAAACCCTTTTGGCCACTGGTCATGTCGACTGGCACTTTGACATTGACATTGGTTGCACCAGAGCGCCTCAGTTGCATAATATTTTCAAGAGTGACGGGGACTCCGGCCTCTTTAAGCAAACGCGACTCGGCTGGTGATGGCTCTGGCTTGTCCAGTTGACGCAAACCTTGCAATGTCACCGGCAAACCCAATGCTCTCAAGGTTTTGATATTCTCTGGAGTGGCCTCTGGCTTCATAGCTTCTAGTAAATACTGAGTGCCTTTCTCTCGGCCAAGACCGCCAATTAAGGCACGTTGTTGTTGGCTTAAGCTGGCCAAGGGATTGGCTGCCGTAGGTGCAGGCGCTGGCTCCATTATTGAGACTGACTCGCCTGTCAATGGCTGCATTGGTGCAGGCGCAGCAGCTTCTGGTGTTTGCAACATTTTTAAGAAGTCAGCATCAGCCTTTGCTGCGCGTTGAGCCTCGGTCAATTTCTGTCCCAAAAGCACATCTTGCAATGAGCCAGCTCTTGCCTGCTGATAGCCTTGCTGGCCTGCCTGCAAAGCCCCACCCAGTGCTTGACCCATGCTGATTGGGACTGCACTTCGGCCACTGGCCTGCAATAGTGCAGCCGCTGCCGACATGACAGCATTACGGCCCAATAGCTTGCGCTGGTCTTCTGACAGTAACGCATCAAGCCCCGTTGGTGTTCCACCACCGCCAAACATACTGCCTAAACTGCTGAAGTCAAATTCATTTGCCATATTGCCACCTTAATCCAATAAACCTTTGAGGCGAGTATTGACCACATCGCCTCTGCTCATCATGTTAGTTGATCCTGTATCTGGTGCAAGCAAAGATGCAGCCCTCATGGCCCGTCTTTCTTGACCAGGCTTGATGGCCAGCTCTGCCACCGGTGTTCCAGCTCTATCCATGGCCACCGCCACATTGTCAAAGCCTTTGGCCTGATCGTACGCATAGCCAAAGAGCGCCATGCCCACATCTTTCTCAGACCCTTGGTCAATGATCCTGACCTTTGCTGGGTCACTGGTGATCACAATGCCTCGGCTTGTCTCAGCCACTGTCAAACCATCAGGGATGCGAGACGGCATTGGTGATCCAGGCGTGATCAGGATGGTGTCACGCTTGCTTGATGGATCAAGCAAAGCCATGAGCTGCGCGTCAGCGTAGCGTTGTGGCTCTGGTGTCGGGATGTTGGGCATATTAGATCAGACCAAGCAATGCACCAAGTCCAGCGCCACCGGCAGCTGTCAATCCAGTTGCTGAAGCAATTGCCGGAATGCCAGCCAATTGAGAGCCAGCCAATGCACCGCCTAATAGGCCAGCACCGACATTCTGGCTGTATGGGGTTGTCGCCACTTGGCCAAGGTTAGCAGGCTGCGCACCCAGTGAAGACTGGACCACACCAAGGCGCTGCAAACCAATATTCCGGATAGCATCCATTTGTTGCTGGTCCAAAGCCTGACGCGCACCGCCAGCGCCCATGACCGCTTGAGCGCCACCAAGACGCAATGCTTGTTGCTGTGCAGCCAAATTGCCAAGCTGGCTTGCACCACCTAGCCTTAATTGCGCACCTTGCAAGCCTGCTTGCTGATTGGCAATGTCGGCTGCTGATCTGCGGCCAATGTCGGCCTGCTGCATGGCCATTGCCTGGTTGAATGCTTGCTCGTTGAGTTGAGTGCCAAGTGTGGCGGCTTGCTTGGCAAACCCTTGGTTTGTCAGAGCCTCGGCCACACCTTGGCGTGATCCACCAAAAGCACGGGCTTGTGTGGCACGTTCACCAGTCTGCTGAATGGCAGCGCGTCTTGCTGATTCCAGATCAGCCAATGCATTGGTGCGCACAGCTGATGTATATGGATTCATGTAAGAGCCAATAGAGCCTGGGCCAGTCAATCCCAAATTAGTCTGCTGTGCTGAAATCTGTGCAGGCTGGTATACGCCACCATAAGCAGCCATTTGGGCTGCCAAGTCTGTGCCAGTAATGCCTGGGCCAGCGAGGCCGGTGTTAACCAGAGCCTCCTCGCCTGCCATATACATTGGGTTGTAGCCAGCAAACTGCTGGACCGGCAAAGCGCCAGCGACCCCTTGGGCCTGCTGAAAGTTGGCTAAGAATGCTTCTTTGATTTGAGGATCAATCGAGCTTGTTGAGGTTGTTGTTCCACCTTTTGACATATTGCCACCTTATCCGAGTAAAGATTTCATTTTCTTGGCAGACACTTTGCCTTCATTGATCATGTCCAGAAGACCGCGGCCATACTTGTTGACTGAAGACTTCTTGATCACATATTCGCCACGGGTTAACAAGCCAGCGCCATCATCTGGACCAGGTGGGTTGGGGCCAAATAGTCCATCAACAATGCCGCCTTTATTGTAAATTCCACTAACGCTTTCGCCAGTTTCACCAGAGACACTGACAGATTCACCAGTGACAGCAGCAGCAGCATTTGCGGCTGCCACTGCATCATTGATTGATTCTTGGGATACTCCCGTATCCGCAGAAGTGCCACCAACTTCCACTACATTTCCACCTCGTGCAGCGACATCAGCTTTTGCTGCTGCGTTTGTAAGAAGTCGGTCATACAGCCCTGGGTCATATCCACCCATTGGTGTATTAACAGGCATATTTGCATAGGGGTTAGAAAATGGCCGCATCTGGCCCATGACTTGGGCGTATGGAGAACCAGTGCCACCGACCACATTGGGGTTGTATTGAGCGCCAATTGGGATTGATGTGTAATTTTGAAAGTTCTGGCCAAATGTGCCTACACCGCCCAAACCACCAAGGCCGCCAGTATTGCCCCCTGGGACTCCACCTGGGACTCCCCCTGGGCCAGTACCGCCTTCAGAATAAAACTTTCCACCAGCGTTGTTTGTAATCCAATTCATATCAGCATCAGTCAATCCAAATTTGGATTGCATATCCCCTGCTGTGAATTTATTGGCAGCTGTCAGACGATTAAATTCGGCAATGTTGCCTGATCTATATGCGTTATATAACGCTTCTTCTGCTGCTGTATATGTTCTGTTCTGGCCAATTCCACTGTTAATTGCACCCCTAATCCCACTAAAAATTCCACCCGTAGTGTCGCGAGCAAGATTTGTTGCAGCTGTTTGTGTTGTTTGGCCAGTAGGAGTTAGCAAGCCTGCTTGCCTATCAATTCCCTCTAGTCTTGCTTTTTCTACAGACCACAATCTGTCAGCTTCAGCCTTTTGTGCTGGCGTTGCAATTGCATTGAATGCTTGTGATGCAGAGTCTGTTCCACCCATAGCACGTAATTCACCTAAACTTTGTAATGCTCTTGGGTTGTTAATGTCAAAGCCCGGTGAATATGCAGTTAGCGCCACTGGCCTGCCACTGGCATCTTGCACATATTGACCTGGTCTGGTTGTATCCACTCTGGCCATGTTCTGGGCAGAGTATGGGTTTGCCGCATTGGCCGCATCTACCACCATTTGTGGCGATACTTGACCAGGTCGAGAAGTAGCAATGTAATCGGCAGCGTCATACTGACCTTGAGCATTAAAGCCAGGGATCGTGTCGTATGCAGCATTGAGTTGTGCATCAGTCAAACCATAGGTGGCTTTGGCATAAGCATTTAAATCAGCCTGAGATGTCTGAGGCCGTGCAGCTAATTCGGCTGCTAAAGCAGCATTGATTTGTTCTTGCGTGTACTTTGCAGTTGCCATATTTATCCCCTAAAGTTCCTTTGCCATTACAGACCATTGTGGACTGTAACCTTCGTCTTTCAAAAATGTCTTTGCCCAGCCTCTTCGGCCTGCCAAAGTCACCCTGGTGCAGCCGACAGACTTGCCCCAGGATTCGATCAATGGTCGCATCCGTGAGAGTTCATCTAGGTCGCCACCAGCCAGAAAATAATGCAAATTCTTTAGCCTGGGATAGACAATGATCTCTGTCAATACCACCGAGTCTTTGGCTGGCCACAGCTGTAATCTGTGATCTTCGACCATCTCAGCGACATCGTCAAAATTGTGTGTGCCTCCACTGTATTCTAAAGCAGCCTCCACATGGTGGCGCAGCCTTTCCAAATGTTCTTGGTCGCTCATCGCTTTCCAGACGGGATGGCCTCAAGCCTCATCACCCCAATGCGCCAGTCGGCCAAAGTGTTGCCAGTCACCTTCACATTGACTTGTCGGCCAGAGAACCGGACTGAAGTCGGGTTGGCTGCCGTGTATGGTCCAAATGTGGATTGTGTGCCTGTGGGATAGTTTCTCGTTTTAAATGAAACCACCGCCTCACCCAGTGTCTGCTCATCGGGAATGACTTGGCGCACAGACATGATGTTGTCGCCATTGCCCAGTTGGACTGGGCCAGACTCGGCATAAAGGCTGGCGCTGTCATAGGCAAACCCGACTTCATGCTCATAGACAAAGCCATCAGTTGAAACCATCAAAGGATTGGCAAACACTCCAGAATCAGCACCAGCAGTTCTGGCCAATAATCCTATGTTCCAGTGGTTTTCTCGATAGTTGAAAGTGACATAACTGTCATTTTCTGTGCTTCCATTGCTTGGGTAATACCACCAGATTTCACCATATTTGCTATTGTGGACCGCATAGACCTTGGATGCCTGATTAAAGTTCAAATTGCCAAAGACATAGTCAGACACATCACTTGGCAGTGGTTTGACATAGCCGTCATATATCCAAAAGCCTGCCTTGCTCATCCAAATGGCTGCCGTATCAATGGCCGCCACCGCTTGGGCTGAAATGAGGCCGCAGCCTGATCCGGCCTTTTCAAAACCATAAACAAATGGCGCGCCAACATACTGGGCCGTGTGAACATCCACATCTGTAAAGAGTAGGTTTACACCCTTGACCCTTTTGCCAGCGATCAATGTGCCAGGCGTGGCCAGCTCATAGTCACCGGCCAGATTGTCGCCTGCCGGTGTCCACTGGGTATTGTTCTCTTGGTCGCACCACTGCACCTTGCGGGGATTACCACCAGCGCCAAGAGCAAACAGAATGCGCTCTTGCGTGACCAGTAGTGCTTTGTTGCCAGTAGGTGCGTTGGCAATGGCCGCTGCAAGGGTTGGCGTTGTAAAGCCTAATTGCCACTCATACAGCTTGCCATCTGCATCGGAGCAAGCCACCAAATACTCGCCCCAGGTGTCTAGGGACCATGTGGTGGCTGGGGCGCTCACTCCAGTATCTGGTCGTGGAGTTCCATAGGCTAATGAGCCATAAGTGCTGTATCCATAGCCTGTCGTAGACAATGCATTAGCAATACCGGCTGTGAAGCCAGTTGGCGTGATTTCTTTGAGTGTGCCAGCCTCGTTCATCGCATACAGTTTGGTATGCGTACCGGCTGCAATGAATCGATTTGCACTGTTATCGCGCCAAGTGATAAATCCGCGGCACAGACCAGACATCTGGCCAGTTGCACGTTTTCTCCAGCCACCCATGGGGCGCAAAGTGTTCTCGTACCAGCGCACCAGATTTGCGTCATACCAGCGGCCTGCTGATTGGTATTCAGTGCCGTTTCTGTAAATGCCTGGTGGTAATTTGATTGGTATGTACATGGCAGTGCTTATTTAATGTTTGAGACAAAGCTCATTGTGACAATGGCTGATGGGACTGCTGGCCGTGTAGGACTGGTGCTTGTCCCAAAATGCTCTATGCTTACGCCAGTATTTTCAGTTCTCCACATAATTTCAACGTAATCGTTTGAATTCATGCTTACAAAAAAGTTCAATGCAGCAATGATATGACTTGGGTCGCCAGAACCTTTTCTTGCTACCAAGTGAAATCTGCTGTTTGAATTGGCAATATTTGTCCCATTTTTGCGAAACCAGATATCCACATCTTGACCATCGTTTGTGGTGTTTTTTAGTTGAATGGAAAACTGCAAGTTCCAGATTCCGGCATCGGCCACAGTGATTCTTGACCCGCTGGCCATTGTCACACCATTAGCAAAGTCTGTGGTGTTGAATGTGACCGCATAGGCCGTGGTGGTGTTGGCAGCCACTTGGTCGGTCGAGTCTTGAAAAGCCCCATGGGGGGTATTCATAAACCGACCGCCTCTTGGTCCAAACAAAGACCCCAGCACAAATGACAGTTTTTTGAAGTAAACAGTCAATGCGCCATTGTTTTCGTTGAAATGCCTGCGCTCATAGGTCTCGGTCGGATAACCGAGTCCTGGTGGAGTGGGATTCTCAAGTTGTTGTGTTTGACTGGCCATGGCTCAATTTTGCCACCTTATGCCATGTCTAAACCAGCGGCCTTGACTTCTGCGACCCGTCTTGCCCATCCCTTGCCAAAGGTTGGCCAAGTGGGCAGATCGTGCAAAAAAGACAAGCGCCTGTCGTTGTAGGCGCTGACCAGTTCATTGGCATCCATACTGGCCACGGCCTGCAAGGTCTTGGGGCCAATGCCGCCATCAGGCTCCACGCCCACAGCTGCTTGCAGCCACTTGGCAGCCCTGCCTGGTCCAGAGTTAATCGCTGCATCAAAGACGCAATAATCGACACCGGCAGGCAGATCATCGCCCTTGACCTTGTCCCAGTATTTGGCTTTGTACATGGGGCCGACAATCTCTGGGGTCAGGCCGCGCATGGTCTTCTCATCGACCTCATGGCCCACCCACTCTTCCCAGACCCGTTTGGTCACGCCAAGGTTGGTCATACCACCAGGATCAGCTGGGTGGTTGACATAGCCACCTTCATGGTGCAAGACAGATTTCAAGCAAGATTCAAAGTTTTCTTTCATTTTTTGCCTTTCATGTCAGCAAGTTTTTCTACAGTGCGACCACCAAAGTAAGCCAAGAAAATAATCTGCCCCCACTGGCCCAGCAAATTGACGTAGCTCTCTTGCGCGTTATAGCCAAATGCCGACATCATGGTGAACACAAAATAGGCCACAAAGATGGCTATAAGGGCCATGGGCCGAATGTTCTTTGACAGCCAAGAGTCAGACCCCATATCGGCTGTCCATCGGTCTGTGATGCCTGTCTGCTCCACCTCAAAGAGCTTGGTCTCGTTGGCCATCTTTGCCAGCTCACCATCTTGGACCATCTTGGCCAGTTCAAACTGGGCCTTTGCTTTGGCCTCTGGGTCTGGAATAAGTTTGTCGATGAGCTTGCCACCAACTTGTAAGAGCGCATCTAGTCCGATCATTATTAGTCCTTATACAAAAATCTGGAATCGTCTTCTATCCTCAAACATACCAAGCTCAATCGTGTTCTGCCTGGCGCGTTTATCGTAAAGCTCCACCTCCATCTCATGGGTGGCTTTTTCTATTTTATTGGCCTTGAGTGCTTGTTTGTATTCCTCTTGAACGCGCTCCACGGCCTGGTCAAATGCCGCCTGCTTGACATCATATTGCTTGGGTAAAACCATGGGATACCATTTGTCCAGTGTGATCATTTCTTGTCCTCCCGTTCTCTGGCCTTGGCAAAGTAGTACAGCAATTTCCCACGCAATTCTGCTGAGTCAGCCACCCCTGCCCACATGGCCAGGTTGTTCCATATAACCAGCAGCTGCTCTGGTGAGCAATTATTGCCATTGGTTGTCAGCCACATGGACAGCTGCGTGTGTCGCAGCGTTGGTTCATGTATTGAACTCACCCCATAAAAATCCGAAACAATGCATTGCTTCTGCTGCGCTGCTACCAGCATTGCAGTTGAGAGCAATGCCAGTGCTAGCCATCTCATTCGTCAGCCATGTCGCTTGATGCAAGGTTAATGCGGGTCTTCAATGCACCAATGTCCTCGGGCTTGTCTTTGAAGCCAATGGCAATGTACCCCGCAAAATTGCCAGGGTCCGGTGGGATTGAGCCTCGGCACATGAATTTAACACCCTGCTTGACACCCCACTCCCCCACTTTAGAAGACGGGTTAAATTCTTCGCACAGCACCTCATTATTTAACATGGCCACCATGGCCGCGTTGCGGTCAGCACTTGCGTTAAAAAGGCTTGTGACAGTCCCCTCAATGGCTTTTTCCCTTGTGCCATCGGCATTGAGCGCCAGCACAGTGGTGCGGCTGTTTGTCGTCAAGTTGGCCTTATGGATCAGCAAGACAATTCCATCCACATCCTTCATCAGGCTTCTGGCCGGCATGATCAATTGCTCTTGCTTGGCCAGTTGGGGCATCTTGTCTTGCGTTGTGATAGCCTGCAAGATCACTTGCCTTGAGTCCCAAGCAAAGTATCCAGCAAAGGCCAGAAACGACAGCAAGATCACTGTAAACAGTTTGAACGGGTTATCGACCCACTCGATTAGGCCAATGACCTTGCCCAAAGTTGAGTCGTCTTTTTTGGTTTCTGGCTTGGGTGCAGAGGGTGCAGCAGCTGGCGCGGCCAAAGTCACATTGACTTGGCTTGCTGGCGCTGCCTTTGGCCTTGACCTTTTAACTGGTGCGACCTTGGCTGGCGCTTTGGTTGTTTTCTTTGCAGTCACCATAACATGGCCCAAAAAATAATGTATGTACCCCAGACCACAAAGGCCGTGATGCAGGCCGCAGCAATGAGTGCCACGGCCCAGTCTTTCACTTTAGGCTCGTAAAGATGATGCCGGCCATGCTGGTGAGCATGATGCCAGAGACCCCAAGCATGATGTTTTCAAGACGTTTAATCCTGGCACACAGCATCTCATAGCGCAGTGCGCAGACATCAACATGGGCATTGAGTTGTGCTTGTGTCGGGTCCATGCTTATGCACTGTTACGAGCCGCTTCAGTCGCAGCTATAGCCGCCTGATAAGCCGCAATAACTTCAGCAGTCCAAACAGTGTTACAAATAGCAACTACATTAGCAGGGATGCCTGTCAGGTCTTGTGCAGGTGTGAGGCTTGAACGATGGTAGGTTTGGCTGATTTGGTTGCCATCTTCCATAATGCGAGTAGCTTCACGATAGAGAACAATGCCGTTCTCGGTTACTGTAATTTGGTCAACAGTTGTGGTTTTGGTAAGTGACATGATTTTCCTTTGGTTAAGTGTCCGACCTGATAATCCAATCAGGTTAATTAAGCTAAATATGTGCCTGTAAAAGCTAGGCCAGAATTATCTTGAAATACAGTAACGCCAGCTTGATTTGTAATGTTGCCTGCTGTCAAACCTATGAAACGAACAGTTGCAGCTGATTCTTCAACGTTTCCAGTAAGACAAACAAAACTACTAACAAGATTTGACCAGACTGTGACGCTAGCATCATTACCGCCATAATTGGTACAAGTAAATGGCAACCCTGATATGCGAACATTTGAACCTGTCCCTAAACTTGTAATATTTATATAACCAGCAACAGTTACTTGCCTTCCAATTTTTACATATTTACCTTGTTGTATTGCATACGCTGCTGTCCCACCCACACTAGGTGTCCAACTTCCTTCTTCATAGTCATCTAGCGTGTTAGCGTCTGATGATGCTGATTGAGTTGCGGGGAATGTGATGCCTTTTCCATCTGCTGTAGTTGTGCCGCCCGCAAGAACAAATGCGCCTGTAGTATTAAATCTGGCTCGTTCTGTGCCGCTAGTTTGAAAAGTTAGAAGCCCAGTGTTTGGGCCAATTGTCATCACACCAGCAGTTGTTGATTTAATTTCAAAATCAGCGTCAGTAGTGTTGGTAAAAATTGCAAGTTTTGTACTGGTTCCAGATTGCACAACATCTAAACGGCTGCCATACCCAGTGGCCGCTCCCAGAACTGTAGTACCTGTAGCACTAAGCGTAGTAAACGCACCAGTAGATGGTGTGGTAGCACCAATAGTTCCATTAAGAATTGCGCCTGTTAATGTCAATGCTGTGCCGTTAGTTGTAGCACCTGTAATGCCACCAAATGCACCCGCATTGTTGTATTGAACTTGTGTATTAGAGCCACCAGGTGAACCACCACCACTTACTGTCGCAAATGACAAAACACCAGAGCCATTGGTTTGCAAGACTTGTGCGCTTGTGCCATCAGCACTTGGGAGTGTCCAAGTTACATTGGAGGCAATAGTGTCTGGTGCTTTAAATGCCACATAGTTAGTGCCATTGTCTGTATCTTCATACAGCTTTAAATTAGAACCTTCAGTTGAGTTTCCAAGAACATCTAATGCACCTGTAAACACAGCCGCACCAGTATCACTCAATGTTGCACCAGTAGAGTTCTGAAGCAACTTACCTGTTGTGCTATCAAAACGAGCAAAAGCATTGTCAGTAGAGGATGCAGGGCCAACAACATCACCAGAACCACCGCCACCAGAAGCAGCAATCGTAATTGTTCCATTGCCATTGGTAATCGTAATGCCTGTACCTTGTGTCAAAGTGGCTTTAGCAAGGGTGTTACCTGTGCTATTACCAATCAACAGTTGACCATCTGTGTAGCTTGTCTGACCTGTACCACCATTAGCGACAGGAAGTGTTCCTGTTACACCAGTAGACAAAGGCAAACCAGTTAAGTTAGTTGCTGTACCGCCAGAGGGTGTACCTAAAGCACCACCATTAACAACAGCAGCACCCGCAGAACCTACGTTCACAGCTAGAGCAGTAGCTACACCAGTACCCAAACCAGATACACCAGTTGAAATTGGTAATCCTGTAAGGTTAGTAGCAGTACCGCTAGATGGAGTACCAAGCACACCACCATTGACTAAAGGTGCGCCAGAAGAGCCTACATTGACCGCTAGAGCCGTTGCAACACCAGTGCCTAGACCAGACACACCAGTAGAGATTGGAAGCCCTGTAGCGTTTGTCAATGTTGCGCTAGTGGGTGTTCCAAGGATAGGAGTCACCAAGGTAGGTGATGTAGCAAATACTGCTGAACCTGAACCAGTTTCATCTGTTAAAGCACCAGCAAGGTTGGAGGAGCTAAATGAACCCAAAGATGTTGCATTGCCAACAGAAGTGACTGCACCAGTTAAGTTGGCGTTAGTAGTGACGTTACCCGCAGTCAGGCCAGAGGCAGTACCAGTGATGTTTGTGCCTACCAATGCGCTTGGAGTACCAAGGGCGGGAGTTACTAGCGTTGGTGATGTTGCAAATACAGCAGAGCCTGTTCCAGTTTCGTCAGTTAATGCACCAAGCAACTCAGCAGAAGTAAATGACCCTAAAGATGTTGCATTGCCAACAGAAGTTACTGCGCCTGTTAAGTTAGCGTTAGTAGTCACATTACCCGCAGTCAAACCTGAAGCAGTTCCTGTGATATTTGTGCCGACAAGTGCCGAGGGTGTTCCCAATGCGGGAGTCACCAAAGTTGGGCTAGTTGCAAACACCAAAGCACCACTACCTGTTTCGTCTGTTACAGCAGAAATTAGGTTGGCAGATGATGGAGTAGCCAAGAAAGTAGCAACACCCGCTCCAAGACCCGACACGCCTGTGCTTATAGGCAGACCAGTAGCATTGGTTAAAGTGCCGCTAGTAGGTGTTCCTAGAATCGGAGTTACTAGAGTTGGTGATGTGGCAAACACCAATGCACCAGACCCAGTTTCATCAGTAATTGCAGAGGCTAAATTTGCACTAGATGGTGTTGCCAAAAGAGTTGCTACACCAGCTCCCAATCCACTTACGCCAGTTGAAATTGGCAAGCCTGTGGCGTTGGTTAGCGTTGCTGATGTTGGAGTGCCTAATACTGGCGTGACAAGTGTGGGGCTGGTGGACAACACGTTATTTCCAGAGCCTGTGCTTGTGCCAACACCAGTGCCGCCTTTTGTCACTTTTAACAGTGGACCGGCATCAAACAATGCATCAATTAAATCGAGGTCAGCATTGACTTTGCCGCCCCATGTGTCAGTGCTGGCTCCAACCTCTGGCTTGGTCAGCAATAGGTTTGTGGTTGTGGTATCTGCCATTTTTAGTCCTTAACCAAAAGTTTTTGCGCGGGTTAGCAAATTACCGCCAGAGGTTGATCCTCGGTCATCGGCCACTTGCAAGTCATTTAATGCGCGTTCATAAAGAGTCGCCCACACTTGAATTCTCGCATCATCTTGCAGATATGGCGCAGACTGAAGTAGGCTGCCATAAAGATATACATCAGGGCTTGATGTCAAAAGAAAATTGGTTGCGACACTTGCAGATAACTTATTCAAATTTGCAAAGTAGACAATTTCTGTCGTGTAGCTTGCATCTGGTGTTGGCACAAAACGAAACTCAGTTCCAACCACGCCAAAAAACTTTGGCTTGCCGCTGGCCGTAAATTTTGTCGATTCCTGATCCAAGGCATCCATTGTCATAAAAGACAAAGGAGTATCTGGGTTTGTGCTAGTCAATTTAAATGCTTTGACCTCTAAAAAGTCAGCAGGGGTTGATTCAAACTCTCCATCCACTGTCAAAGTTGTCCTGATCAACATCTGCCTGGTGCGCAGTGTGCGTTCCACTTGTGCCTCGGCCAGAGAGATAAAGTCAGGAATGACAGAAGTCAGGTCCGACCGATTCAGCCAGTCGCCAATGGATGTCTTCAGCTCTGTATAGGTTGTTAGTGCCATTAGACTGCCTCTATTTCTTTCATCACCCAGGTGTGGTCGTGCTTGAATTCAAAAGTCCCAATGTGTCCAATCTCTTTGGAGACATCGTGGTCAATCCATATTTTAAAGCCAGCAGCCGCTGCTTTTTGGCAAAAATAAACATCCTCACCAATATAGCCTCTTTTGTCATGGCGCCAAGGTGTTTCAAACCAAGGCTCGGCCAATGCCTTAAAAACATTGGCCTTGATCAGCATGACACCCATCCCCACAGACCCCACCTCTTGCAAGCCGGTGGACTCTGGCATGGTCCAGACCAGCTCCCTTTCGCCATTCTCTTTGTAGAGCTGCGCTGTCGGGCCAGTGGGCATTCTGCGCCTGGCACAGTTGGTCGCCACAATATCGAGGTCATGCTTTAAAAGCCGCCCGATCATGTCTTGTGGAAACCGCATATCGGAGTCAATAAACAGAATGTGGGTGCAATCCTCGCGCATTGCGTCTAGTGACAGCTCTGCCCTCTGATTCGCAATCAGAGTGCCTTGGCTGATCTTGAGGCTTACAGCGTCATTTGTGTTGAGTGTGTGATACGCGACCATATTCACCAAGTCGTAGCTGTACATGGTGTGAACCATGTCCCGCGCTGGCGTGCAGACTGCAATGTAGTTCATACTTTCCCAGGTCTAGTTCTAAAAAATTGGTTGTCGGAGTCGTTGAGCCAGCGTTTCATGTACTCCTGGTCATCAATCTTGCCCTCGGCCTTCATCTTATAAAAAAGCGCTTCGGGGATGGATGCCACCAAGTGCCATTCACCATTCCAGTTGGCCTTCTCATCGGTTGCGTTATAGAGAGCCTTATTGGCCTCAACAACTGCCGTAATGTCTTGCTCAGTCTCAATGGTCACATCGCCAGTTTCAGCATTCTCATGCCAATAGCGTGTGATGCCTTGTTCTTTGTTTTCGCTAAATAATCTTTTGTGAATCATTTTAAAAAAAGGGCCAAGTTTCCCTGGCCCTTTCCGTTTACCTTCGATTAAGAAGTAACCAAGTCTGCTGCCAGACCATG